AGTGGTTGGATTGAAAAACCACACCTATCAAAAGAAGAGTTACTCATGCGAGATATTGCAGAAATGCAATCCCAAAACCATAAACTTATGATAAGAGTGAAGGAGTTGGGAGAAGAGATAAATAGACTAAAAGAGAAACTAAATGCCGACTTATAATTTTAAAAACAATGAAACTGGTGAAGAATTTGAAGAGTTTTTTACTATGTCTGGTCGAGAAGACTATCTAAAAGAGAATCCTCATATTCATCAAATGCCTTCAATGTTTGCAATGTCAGGCGGAACTGGTGATAGAATTAAGAATGATGATGGTTGGAAAGAACAAATGTCTAGGATTGCAGAGGCAAACCCAGGCAGCCCAGTTGCAGATAGATATGGTAAAGAATCTACCAAGAGTGCAAAAACCAGACAAGTTTTAAAGAAACATGGAGTGATTGATTGATGCCAAAAAAACAAGATGTTAAGATTGATGATTTAGTAACAATTAAACCGATTACTGATAATCAAAAAGTTGCCTTTGAGGCATTTAAAAAAGATAATAAAGAATTATTTCTTCACGGAGCCGCTGGAACTGGAAAAACTTTTATTTCTTTGTACCTTGCACTTGAGAAAGTATTAGACCCAAGTACACCATATCATTGTGCGTATATAATTCGCAGTGCAGTACCTACAAGAGAAATAGGTTTCTTGCCAGGCGATGAAGAAGACAAAACTGCACTTTATCAGATTCCATATCAGAACATGGTACAGTTTATGTTTGAACAACCTAGTGACCAAGCATTTACAATGTTATACGACAGACTGAAAGCACAAGGTTCAGTTATGTTTTTAACAACATCATATCTGCGTGGTATTACATTAGACAACTCTATCATCATAGTTGATGAATGTCAGAACTTGAACTTCCATGAACTAGATACAATTATGACAAGAGTTGGTCAAGATTCCAGAATTATTTTCTCTGGTGATTTCTTCCAATCTGATTTAGTAAAAAATGCAGATAAAGATGGTATGCCTAGATTTTTAGATATTATTGCAGACATGGAAGAATTTGCATCTGTAGAATTTAATATTGGCGATATTGTTCGGTCTGGTTTGGTACGAAGTTATCTAATCAGTAAGACAAAAAAAGGAGTTGAAGTATAATGGCTAAAATGTTTTCAACCGCTTCAGTTCACGAACCCATTAAGAAGGGAACTTCTATGGGAAAGAAACCTATCACTTCTACCATGAACAAACATAAACGTAGAAGTTTTAAAAAATATAGAGGACAAGGTAAATGATAAACAAAGAATACAATCGTTGTTTAGAGATGATTCTACATCATGAAGGTGGATATGTAAATCATCCCAGCGACCCAGGCGGCGAAACTAACTTAGGCGTGACTAAGAAAGTTTATGATGCATACTGTAAGAAAAACGGTCTAAGACCAAAATCTATGAGAGATTTGGAAGTAACAGATGTCGCACCTATCTACAAAACTGAATATTGGGATAGAGTAAAAGGTGATGCACTTCACCCAGCGCTTGCACTCTGCATTTTCGATTTTGGAGTTAATGCTGGAACTGGACGAGCTGCAAAGTTCATTCAAAAAATTGTCGGTACAACAGTTGATGGTGGTATCGGCCCTAACTCTCTTAAAATGATTGATGCATATGTTGAAAAACATGGTATTGATAAAACAGTTATAATCTATCAAGCCGATAGACAGAAGTATTATGAGAAGTTAAAACACTTCAAAACTTTTGGTCGTGGTTGGACAAGAAGAGTTACAGAGACTACAGAAGAAGCATTAAAATTGACTTGACAAGTGTGTTAAGTTGTGGTATTATATTATAATTAAATCGTGAGGATATATTATGTTTACACACAAGCCTGTAGAGATTACAGAACTCTCTACTAAAACCGTTAATCGCAAGCGTTTCTACGAAACTCCAGAGGGGAAACTTTACCCCTCTATCACTACCGTTTTACAAAGACGTAAGATGGAAGGTCTTATGGAGTGGAGAAAGAAAGTTGGTGATGACGTTGCAAACTATGTTGCAAGAACAGCAGCCGCAAGGGGTACGAAAGTACACCATATGTGCGAAGACTTTCTAAACAATAACTTTGATGAAGAAGTTCACAAGAAGAACTTTCTCCCATACACTTTGTTTGGACAACTTAAACCACACTTACAAGACAAAGTAGATAATATTATGTCTCAAGAATGTGGTTTATACTCTGATAAATATATGGTAGCAGGAAGAGTTGATTGTATCGGTGAATACAACGGTATACCTTCCATCATTGATTTCAAAACTTCTACAAGAGAACGAAATGATGATTGGAATGAATCCTACTACATTCAAGCAACTGCATATGCAGAAATGTTTGAGGAAAGAACTGGAATCGAAATCAATCAGATTGTAATTCTAGTTGTAACAGAAGACGGAATCGTTCAAGAGTTTATCAAGACCAAACAAGACTACTTACCACTACTAGTAGAAGCGATTGACGATTTCACTACGCATTGGGAAAAAGAAAATGAAGTGGTTCATAATAGTCGTAATGACACAGCAGCTTAATAGTGCTGGAATAGAAGAAACACCTTTATATATACCATTTAAGGCTTTTGACAATAAACAATCTTGCATGGAATTTGCAACACATAATAGTGATACATTGTTTATGAAAGCATGGAAGGAATATAAAGGACAAATATCTCCAAAGATGTTGAACTGTGTGACTGAAGATATAATTGAATCTATAGGACAAACAGTCGGAAAGAAGAAAAATGAAACGGATATTTAGCACATTAGTTTTTGCACTTGTTCTAACAACAAGTGCATATGCAGAACATGATGGAATACCAGAAGGTGAACCAAATTACAATTCACAGAAACCAGTAAATTGTATGTCTTCAGAACAAATGTTAACTATAGTTGACAAGAAGTTTGGGGAAAAACCTTATATGTCTGGTGACGGTATTGCACCAGCACAAGATGGTAAACAGTATATTAGAACTCAAGTTGTAATTGCAGTAAATATGGAAACTAAAACTTTTAGTGTTGTGGAGTTTATTGCTGATGGACTCGTTTGTATTGTTGCTGGTGGTTCTAACTTTAGATTAAATGATATTAAACAAGAGAAAAAGACAAACATTGTGTGGGAAAAAATCTACCCACGACTTGGTGTGTGGGAGAGATAAATGTATGAGTATAAATGTAAATTAGTTAGGGTAGTTGATGGAGACACAGTTGATGTTGATATTGACTTAGGATTTGGTGTTTGGATGCGAAAACAACGTATACGAATGTATGGAATAGATACACCAGAATCACGAACTTCTGACAAAGTAGAAAAAGTATATGGTAAAGCTGCATCTGCATTTCTAACTAAATGGACAAACGCTGGTGACCTTACTTTGAAAACATTCAAAGATGGTAAGGGTAAGTATGGACGTATTCTTGGAGAAATTTGGTATGGTGGTGAACACAATATTAATCAGTTATTGGTTGACAATCATCATGCAGTACGTTATTATGGTCAATCAAAAGATGAGATTGCAGAAGAACATATTGCAAATAGGTCAAAATTAAACTTGACAATTGAAGAGTAATCTGGTATAAATAGAATCATAGTTTGATGATACAAATCGAATGACGGGCAGGACGAGGGTGCGATACCCTCCACCTCCACCATAACTACTCTTAGATGAGATAGTGAATCACTGCGTGAGAGTAGTTATGATGGGGGTGAAATAGGTTCGACTGACGGAAATAGAGGCGAGTAGAACTATCGGATGACTGCGTTATTGGTCAAACTTGATAAGTGCAAACGATAATTTTGCGCCTGTAGATTACGCTCTAGCAGCTTAATTTTACTGAGTTTCGGTGGTGTACTTGGAAACAGAAACACCACCACTTAATTATGGGATTTATTATGTATCGTGTAACTGGATATTTTAAAGATAAAAAAGTTGTAAAAAACTTTATTGATTTATATGATGCTATAGATTTTAGAGATATTGTGGATGCACATTATCCAATAAAGGTAACATTTGAAAAGGTGATAGATATGAGAGAATGGATATATGATGCATGGAATGGTGTGATGAATATGGATAGGAATCCATTGAGACATATTCCAGATTTACAAACAAGACATATGATACTACAAATACTTGCATGGATGTGGTGTGCAACTTTTGCTCAACTTATAGGTAGTTGGTATGTATTTGGATTTAGTGCAATAGCTCATGTTATATTACTAGCTGCAATTGTAATTACAGTAGCGACATTTGAAACTGCAAAACGTAACTCATCTTTTTTCAACAATTTCCCTACATCTACACCTAGTCGTGCAAGAAGTATGTTCTTTAATGGTAAAAGAATTAAGTTAGACCCTATGGATAAAGGTGG